GAGCGAGGTTCACTCGCCACTTTCAAGGGGCTCTTCGGAGCCCCTTTTTTATGCAGTATAAATATAGATATCATTTTCACTTGAGTGTTTTCTCATGGCTGACTTTACATGTGATCCTACATATCTTGCTCCTACAGGATTCAAGATTGCGCTTGATCGAAAAAACTATCCAAATGTGCAGTTCTTTGCGCAGCAAGTTTTGCATCCTGCGATGGACATGACCACTACTGAAATTCCTTACCGTAGAGTAGGATCTATTGTGACACCTGGTGACACATTATCTTTTGGCTCTGTCACAATGGATGTTCTGATGGACGAAAACATGAATGTCTATCAGGAAATTTATGATTGGATGCGCCGTCTTGTTGAGCAGCAACACAAAGCAAATACAGGTAGGATGTTTTCAGGTGAAGATGATCTGTCTTCGTATTGCGATATCACCGTGTCTGTTCTGACAAGCCACAATAATATTTCAAGAACGATTAAGTACACAAATGCACTGCCTACTTCGCTTGGCGACATTACTTTTGCTGCAACTCAAGACGGGCAGTACATTACCTTCCCTGCTACATTCCGATTTGATTATTTTGAGTTAACATGATATAATGTCTGTTTAACTTGTGGAGTATATTATGAACTTAGATGAAATTTTGAACGAATGGAAGAAAGACTCACACATTGAGTTTAACAAGCTTGATGTCACGAGTCAAGAGACTCCTAAGCTACATGCTAAATATCTTGAAATTTATTCTAACGCAAAGCTAAAGCTGAAAGATGCCGAGTTCAAGCAGCGCGTTCTGCTTAAAGAAAAATGGCTTTACTACAATGGGAAGATGCCCGTTGAGACAATCGTCGAGAAAGGTTGGGATCCTGATCCGTTTGACGGGCTCAAAATTCTGAAGGGTGAGATGGACTATTACTATAATAGTGATCCCGAAATTGTAGCGAGCGAAGCCCGGATTGCTTACATTAAAGAAGCTGTTGACACATTGAAAGAAATCATGGACCACTTAAAGTGGAGACATTCTACGATCAAAAACATGATCGATTGGAAAAAGTTTGAAGCTGGATTTTAATGGAAATAATTAAGTTCAAGATGAAAGATCATGCGTTTCTGCAGTTGACAGAATGCTCGCCGCATGTTGTCTCCGAATTATCTGAACATTTCACTTTTGAAGTTCCTGGTGCAAAGTTCATGCCTGCAGTCAAGAAGAGATTGTGGGACGGCAAGATTCGCATGCTTGATCGTAACACTGGGCAGATTAATGCGGGCTTGTATTGGGCGATTAAAAAGTTTGCAATGCAGCGCGGCTATGGTATTAAAGTAGAAGAGAGTGAGTATGGCTATCCGTATGACACGAACAAAGTCAATCATATGGAGACAATGCAGTGGCTTGAAACACTTAACATGCCTTACAAACCTCGTGATTATCAGTATGATGCATTTACACACGGTGTAGAAAACAAACGTTCGATTCTACTGTCGCCTACAGGTTCTGGTAAATCTTTTATCATCTATCTACTCATGCGGTGGTATCTACACAATCATGACGATAAAGTGCTTGTCATCGTACCCACAACATCTTTGGTAGAACAGCTATATTCAGACTTTGAAGATTATGGATTTGATGTCGAAAAAAACTGTCATCGAATCTATTCAGGTAAAGACAAAGAGACTGAGAAGCGAATCATCATATCAACTTGGCAGTCCATTTATAAGTTACATCCAGTATGGTTTCACCAGTTTGGCGCAATCTTTGGTGATGAGGTGCACGGCTTTAAGTCTAAATCGCTATCGTCTATCATGAACAAAGCAAAGAATGCTGAGTATCGCTGGGGTACGACAGGTACGCTTGACGGTACGCAAGTTCACAAGCTTGTGCTTGAAGGTCTGTTCGGTCCTGTGAAACGTGTGACCACAACTCATGAGCTACAAGCTAAAGATACGCTCGCTAAACTCAAGATAAATATTATACTTCTTGAATACGCCAAAGAAATTTGCAAATCAATGGAGGGTAAATCATATCATGAAGAAATTGACTTCATTGTCAGTAACGAAAAACGAAATAGATTCATCGCAAACCTCGCTGTTGACAGAACTGGAAATACGCTTGTTCTATTCAACTTGGTGGATCGTCATGGCAAGGTGCTTCGGGATCTAATTCAAGATAAATTGAAAAAAGGGCAGCGCTTGTTTTATGTTAGCGGTGAAACAAAGACAAGCGATAGAGAGCAAATACGAAACATTGTTGAGAATCAAAAAAACTCTATTATTCTTGCTAGTCTGGGTACTTTTTCCACTGGCATTAATATCAAAAACATTCACAACATTATATTTGCATCTCCTTCGAAGAGTCAAATACGAGTGTTACAGTCCATCGGAAGAGGTTTGAGAAAGTCGGACGATGGTAGCGATACAATATTATATGATATAGCAGATGATTTACATGTAGGTGGTAAGAAGAATTTTACACTACTACATAGTGGTGAGAGGATTAAAATATACACAAATGAGAAGTTTCCTTATAGCATAATCAAAATTGGAATGTAACCATGCACATCGAAGACATCGCACAATTTAAGTTCAGCAGTGGGCAAGAGATTGTTTGTGAAGTTATGGAATGGCCTGATGATGGTGAGAAAGATATTATTGTTCGCAATGCGATGGCAATCGTTATGGGTGAAACTTCTGACGGTGATCGCATTTACATGTTCAAACCATGGGTACATTTTTTCGCAAAAAACGATGAGTATATCTGTGTGAATTCATTTCACATTGTAAGCCAAAATCGCCCCAATGAAAATCTTATCAAAGAATACGTTTACGCAGTAAAAGAAATGCATGAACAAGCAAGAGAGCGTGACGAAGATTATTTGAATGATGAGAGAGAAAAGCTAAAGAAGTTACAAGGTGCGCTGAATCTATTTACAAAGACAACTATTCAGCATGATAGTGCAGAGTCAAATGTAGTACGCTTCCCTCGCAAAGATGATACTGTCCATTAGTATTCTCTGTTCCCTGGCGCGTGGAGTTTTATTTTAGCATAGATTTTTTGATTTGTCAATATGTTTTTGATTTTAATTTTAGTTTATAATGTAAACCGAAAGTTGACTAATGAGTGATATTATGAAAGAAGAAAAGCCACACTATGTAAACAATGCGCAGTTTTCTCAAGCTGTTGTCAACTATGTTGAGCATGCAAACCGAGAAGTCGCTGCAGGTCGTGACAAGCCCGTCATACCAGATTATGTTGCTATGTGTTTTCTGCGCATCGCAGAGGGATTATCACACAAAGCAAATTTCGTGCGCTATACTTATCGCGAAGAGATGGTCATGGACGCTGTAGAAAACTGCCTCAAAGCCATCGAAAACTATAATCTTGAGACAGCGACGCGCACAGGCAAACCTAACGCATTTGCATACTTCACTCAGATTGCGTGGTACGCTTTTCTTCGTCGCATCGAAAAAGAAAAGAAGCAGCAAGATGTCAAGCTGAAGTTCATTGCAGAAGCAGGTATTGAACACTTCTTTGATACTTCTTCGCCCGAAGACTTCGATGATGCATCCGCACTTCCCTTCCTTGATGAACTGCGCGGTCGCATTGATCTTGTCAAAGAAAATGATCGTACATTCAAAGAGTACTACAAGAAAGAGAAGCGTCGACGCAGAGCAAAAGTCGACTCTGATCTATCGGAATTTCTTGAAGATTGATATAGATTTGTGTATAATATACAACAAACTATAATCATAGGATTATTATGAAAGTAGCAATTTTGAATGATACGCATTGCGGCATTCGCAATTCGGCTGAGATTATGATGCATTATCAAGAGCGCTTCTATTCTGAAGTGTTCTTTCCTCATCTGCTTGAGAATGGCATCACTAAGATTCTACACCTTGGCGATTATTATGACAATCGCAAGTTCATCAACTTCAAAGCGCTAGAACACAATCGCAAAATCTTTTTAGAAAAACTGCGCAAACATAAGATTCACATGGATATCATTCCCGGTAACCATGATGTTTTCTATAAGAATACCAATGATCTAAATGCTTTGAAAGAACTGCTCGGTCACTACATGGCAGAAGTTCGCATCATTGAGAAGCCTACTGTCGTACAGTATGATGGCATGGACATGGCGCTTGTGCCGTGGATCAATGATGAGAATGAAAAAGAAACATATGAGTTTCTGTCTAAGTGCAAAGCATCGATTGTTGGTGCGCACCTTGAGCTAGAAGGTTTTGAAATGCAGGCTGGTATTCCGTGTACGCACGGTATGAGTTCTGATATTTTCAAGCGATTCGATATGGTGTTGACCGGTCACTTCCATTCGAAGTCGAACATGGGCAACATTCACTATCTTGGTTCGCAGATGGAGTTCTTCTGGTCAGATGCACACGAACCAAAATATTTTCATGTGCTTGATACAGACACTCGCGAACTGACTGCAGTTCACAATCCCATCACATTGTTTCAGCGACTCTACTACGATGACACCGTAGAGAAAGCAGAGTATAAGTATCGCACTGGGCAGTTACCTGACATCACTGACAAGTTTGTGAAAGTCGTGGTCGTGAATAAGTCGAATCCTAAACTGTTCGATCACTGGCTTGATCGTATTCAATCGAAGCGCATCCATGAGCTTAAGATTGCTGAGAACTTCGAAGAGTTTGTGGGTGCATCAGTCGAAGATGACAAAGTTTCTGTTGAATCTACAGAGCAACTTCTGGCTAGTTATATCGATGCCGTTGAAACTTCTCTTGATAAAGCGCGCATCAAGAATATGATGCATGAATTGATGATTGAAGCACAGACCCTAGATATTGTATAATACATCACATTAGATTATGCTTACCTCTTCACCTGCCGTAAACCTCGGCGTCTGGTGAGACATTTGGAGGGTGGATCCATTATTATTTTCAAGAATCTGCGCTATCGAAATTTTCTTAGCACAGGTGATAACTTCACAGAAATTGCGCTGAACAAGTCTCGCTCTACGCTGATCGTAGGTCAGAATGGTGCGGGCAAGTCAACTATGCTTGACGCTCTGTCATTTGCGCTGTTTGGCAAAGCACACCGCAACATCAACAAGAACCAGTTGATCAACTCTATCAACAACAAAGCTATGCTTGTCGAAGTAGAGTTTGACATTGGTCCTGCTTCGTATAAGATTGTGCGCGGTGTGAAGCCCAACAAGTTTGAGATTTGGAAAGATGGTAATCTAATTAATCAGGATAGCCACAATAAAGAATATCAGAAGGTTTTAGAGCAGAACATTTTAAAACTAAATCACAAATCGTTTCACCAGATTGTGGTGCTGGGTAGCAGCAGTTTCATTCCGTTCATGCAATTGCCTGCACAGCATCGCCGTGAAGTGATCGAAGACTTGCTAGACATCAATGTATTCTCTAAGATGAATCAGATTCTCAAAGAGAAAGCATCGGTGCTCAAGGAGAATCTAAAGCAAAATGAACACTCTATCGAACTTGTCGAAACAAGACTCCTCTCTCAATCTAAGTATCTCCGTGACATACAAGCGATCAATACGGCGCAGCGAGAAGAAAAGAGATCCGAAATTACCGCCGCTCAAAAGGAGTGCGCGGCGCTCAGTGCTGAAGTTGAAATCTTGGAACGACAAATACACTTACTTCTTCCGAGTGCCGAGTCTGCACTCAATTCAGCGCGAAGACAAATCGAAAAAATCAAGGAATATGAAACATCTTTTAAAACAAAAGCAAAGTCTATTGCGAAAGAGGTCAAGTTTTTTGCGGAGAATACGGATTGCCCTACCTGTGGGCAGCATATCGAGGATTCGCTTCGTAAAGGGAAAACTGATCTGGGCACCGAGAAAGCAAAAGAACTTAACGAAGCCATCGCCAAAGCAAGTGATGCGAAACGCGCTCTGGAAGACTCGGAGTCCGAAGCGCTCTCTGAGCTCCAGCAAGTATCTGATTGGCAAAATCAGGCATTGGTAAATAATCAAGTCATTTCTAGATTGCAGAGCAGCGTGACAAAACTGCAGAAAGAAATCGAAGAAATGAACAACACTGGCGGTGACTTTGAAGAAGCACAGCGTCAGTTAGAGCAACTGCAAGAAGAGAAGAATAATCTTTTCGAAGCAAAGCACGAACAAAACGAGCAGTTTTCTTATCATACAATTTGCTTTGAGTTGCTGAAAGATACAGGTATCAAGACAAAAATCATCAAGCAGTATCTGCCGGTGATCAATAATCTTGTGAACAAGTACCTACAAGTGCTAGACTTCTATGTGTCGTTTCATCTGGACGATACTTTCAAAGAGTCTATTCGCTCGCGCTATCGCGATGAATTTTCATACGACTCGTTTAGCGAAGGTGAAAAGCAGCGTATCGATCTTGCGCTACTGTTTACATGGCGCATGGTTGCCAAGATGAAGAATAGCATTGCGACCAATCTGCTGATTCTTGATGAAACTTTTGATAGCAGCCTAGACGCTGATGGTGTGGACAATCTGACAAAAATTCTTGAAACTCTGGACGACGATACTCGCGTCTTTATTATTTCTCACAAGGGAGACTTGCTTGACGGTAAATTTGATGATAAGATAGAATTTGTGAAACACAAAAACTTTAGCAAGATTGCTTGACTTTATGGGTACTTCGTGATACCTTATCTACACTTTATGTAACTTGAAGGGTACATTATTATGGAACTATCTGAAAAAGCGTCGACCGTTCTCAAGAACTTTGCGACGATCAATCCCAACATTGTACTTACCGAAGGCAACACTATCAAGACCATCTCGGAAGCAAAGAATGTCCTTGCTACTGCGACTCTTGATGTTGAGTTTCCAAAGACTGTTGGTGTCTATGACCTGAACGAGTTTCTGAGCGTTCTGTCTCTGATCGACAGCCCTACGCTGTCTTTCTCGGACGACAACTTTGTGACGATTAGCGATTCGTCTCTGCGCACTAAGGTCAAGTACTTTTATTCTGATATAAGTATGCTTACTGTCCCTAGCAAAGACATTGTAATGCCCGAAGCTGAAGTGACTTTTACTCTTGATCGTGATACACTTTCGCGCGTCAAGCGAGCCGCTTCTGTTCTTGGTCATACTGAAATGTCTCTGTCCGTGGTTGATGGGGCACTAGAACTGCGTGTCATTGATCATAATGATCCTACTTCGAATGCATATTCGACTCTGGTTCAAGGCACGTTTAAAGATCCAAACTTCAACTTTGTTTTCAACATTTCAAACTTGAAGATGGTAGAAGGCGATTATCAAGTTGATATTTCGTCGAAGTTGATTTCTCAGTTCACTAATGAATCTGCAGGAATCAAATACTGGGTTGCACTTGAAAAAAACAGCACATACGGAGAATAAATTATGGCTAATACCAATGAGCAACTGATGGACCTGGCAAATCGTGTAACGCGAAGCACCGTTGCTGTGATCGACACCGTGACTGGTCGTGGTGGTTTTCGTGGCGAAGAGCTTTCTACGATTGGTCAACTTCGCGACCAGTGCATTGCGCTGATCCAGCTTGTCGAGCAACTTCAGTCTGAAGCTGAATCTGACTCGTAAATTTGATATAATCTACTCCAATGAAACGCATATGGACTGTATGGAAATATGCTATTGGCAGTTATAGCGACGAGAAAACTGCCGACTATGATGATGTAGTTGCGATTATTCGATCAGTATTTGTGACTGTGAACTTTGTGACATGTTTCTTTATCATGTTCAATATCATTCACAACTGGTAATCTTTATTATGTGGAGTAAATTATGTCAAACGATTTTCTGTGGGTCGAGAAGTATCGCCCGCGCAAGGTAGAAGATACTATTCTACCGAAGCCTCTCAAAGAAGTCTTTACCAAGATCGTGCAGTCTGGTGAATTGCCTAACATGCTTTTCACTGGCACTGCAGGTCTTGGCAAGACTACCGTCGCGCGAGCATTGTGTGACGAGCTAGGCTATGATTACATTGTGATCAATGGCTCTGAAGAGGGCAACATTGATACTTTGCGAGGCAAGATCAAGCGCTTCGCATCTACTGTTTCTCTGAGCGGCGACCTCAAGGTTGTCATTCTAGACGAAGCAGACTATCTAAATCCGCAATCGACTCAGCCTGCTCTTCGTGGTTTTATCGAAGAGTTTTCGAACAACTGTCGATTCATTCTGACTTGCAACTTCAAGAATCGTATCATCGAACCACTACACTCTCGGTGTGGTGTGTATGAGTTCAATACAACCAAAAAAGAAATGCAGACTCTTTGCGCAGATTTCTTTGTGCGATTGATTCATATTCTTGAATCCGAAGAGGTGACTTTCAATAAAGACCTGATTGCTCAGTTGATCATGAAGCATGCTCCTGACTGGCGCCGTGTGATCAATGAGTGTCAGCGCTACTCTATTGGCGGGCAACTAGAAACTACAGTTCTCAACAATGACGTTTCTGGTAACTATAGCATCCTTTTCAAGGCTCTGAAAGACAAAGACTTCAAGAAGATGCGAAGCTGGGTTGCCCAGAATGTTGATATTGATGTGTCGTCAATCTTCCGCGAACTTTATGATAACATGTATGATCATGTCGAACCAAGTTCGATTCCTCAGTTAGTTCTCATTCTTGCAGACTATCAATACAAGAATGCATTCGTGGCTGATCATGAATTGAATGTTGTTGCGTGTATGACCGAAGTCATGGCAAATGTGAGCTTCAAGTAATGAATCCATTTGACTATGTAAACGCAATTAATTACGACAAGAAAGACATCATGGACGACGATTTGAAAGAGAAAGCATATAACACTTTTTTAACAAATCGTTCTCTGTCTTACTTTCCCGATACCGTTTCTGCTGCCAATGTGATGAATCAATACCATCACCTTGATAAAAAGTTACAATTCCATTTTTTACTAAATACAGTAAGAAAGCGAAAGCGATTCTCTAAATGGGAAAAGCCTCAGACTTTCGATGACGTGGAAGCGGTAAAGGAGTATTATGGATACAGCAACGAAAAAGCCCGTTCTGCTTTATCTCTCCTTTCACCAGATCAAATACAAGATATAAAAAGAAGGATCTATAAAGGTGGAAGAAAATAAAATTTGGAAACCAGCAGATATGCTGGAAGTGACTTTGACACAACCTGATGACTTCCTCAAAGTTCGCGAAACATTGACTAGAATGGGCGTCGCATCGCGTCGCGAGAATAAACTATTTCAGTCCTGCCATATTCTACACAAGCAGGGGCGATACTTTATTGTTCATTTTAAAGAGTTGTTTCTGCTTGATGGTAAGAAGTCGAATCTAGAAGAAGCTGATATTCTTCGTCGCAATACGATTGCTACACTGCTTGCAGATTGGGGGCTGGTGCAGATTGTAGACAAAGCGCAAGTTGCTGAATGCGCGCCGTTGCGTCAAGTCAAGATTATTTCTCATAAAGAAAAAGACCAGTGGGAACTTTGCCCGAAATATAATATCGGCAATAAGTCTTGACATTGTAAGTCATATAGTGTATAAATAGATGTGCGATGCGAATGGTTCGGTCGCACTTCAATCTTGCTTAATTTAAGGAGATACACTCATGACTACTCATGACCTCGCACCTTTTGGTGCTGCTCTACCTCGTTTTGTTGGCTTCGACAATCTGTTCCGCGATATGGAACTGTTGACCAAAACCACGAATCAGCAAAACTATCCCCCCCATAATATCGTCAAGTACGACGATGAAACTTATCAACTTGAAATCGCTACTGCGGGCTTTGCGAGAGACGAACTGAAAGTCGAGCATCACAACACTGATCTATTAATCAGTGGTGAGCAACACGGCGCGCGTGATGATGAGCCTCTGACCTTTATTCACAAAGGCATTTCGTCCAAGAAGTTTCGTAAAGCATTCAAGATTGCAGAGCATATGAATGTTATCAGCGCGTCTTATACTGACGGTGTTTTGTATGTTCTTCTGAAACTTGAATTGCCTGAAGAGAAAAAGCCGAGAGTGGTTTCGATTCAGTAGTAAACACATGGGTTCGCGGGCACCCTAAGCCCGCATCATCAATAGGAGGCAAACATGGTTAAATTTATCGGCGACAAAGTAAAAGACTTGTTCATGAGCTTCACTCACGAGCAAGCAGGTTGGGTTACGATTGCGACGATTTCTGTTCTGGTACTTCTTGCTATTGTATAAAATAAGTGATATCATTATAAGATGAAATTCTATACTAATGTTCTTCGTTATGGTAACAAAATCCTCTATCGCGGCTACGAAGATGGCGTAGCAGTCGCGCGCAAAATTCCTTATGGACCAACTCTGTTTGTAGAGAGCCCAAAGGCTACAGGCAAGTATCACACACTCTTTGGTAAAGCTGTCGAGCCCATGAAGTTCGATAGCATGACCGAAGCTGCGGATTTCATGAAGCAGTACGAAGGTGTGCCTAACTTCTCTGTCCACGGGCAGACAAACTATGTCACTCAGTTTATTGGCGAGGCGTTTCCTCGTGATATCAAATTTAATCGTGATCAGATTAATGTCTGCACGATTGACATCGAGGTCGCTTCTGACGCTGGCTTTCCAAAGCCAAACGAAGCAAAGCATCCTGTAATCTCAATTGCTGTCAAGTCGAACCAGTCGATGCTCTATCATGTATGGGGCATGGGTGAGTACGATCCTACTCTGAACGATCACCACATTCAATACTATCACTGTTCTGACGAAGAGAATCTGCTGCAGTCATTCATGTTTTGGTGGGCAAAGAACTATCCCGATGTGCTGACTGGCTGGAACAGCAAGATGTTCGATATTCCATATCTGGTCAATCGGGCTCAGCAAGTACTAGGCTTTGAGGCGATCAAGAAGTTCTCTCCGTGGGGGCTCGTGCGCGAGCGCGAGATTCGTATGATCAACGGCACTGAGATTGCATACGATCTTGAAGGTATCTCACAGCTAGACTATCTGGATCTTTTCAAAAAGTTTGGCAAGCAGACCTGGGGCGAGCAAGAGTCGTACAAGCTTGATCATATCGCAAATGTTGTGCTAGGTGTACGCAAGTTGTCGTACGAAGAATATGGTTCGCTTCACTCTCTGTACAAGCACGATTTTCAAAAGTTTATTGATTATAACATCAAAGACGTTGAGCTTGTGGATCGTTTCGAAGAGAAGATGGGGCTTATTTCTCTAGCGATGACCATGGCGTATCAAGCGAAGACCAAC